TTAGAAAACCGTAATACTCTATAAATGCTGAACCGCCATACAAGCTAACTGTGACACTAAAAACGAATTTAGTAATGACCCCTAATGAAACTTGAATCTTGCCATTTGCGTCAATATCCCCGCTTAGCACAAGAGCAAGAATTGCCCCTACTACGGCAGGTACAACTTTGATGATCCAAGGAATTGTGTTTTCTTGCATGGTTTCACCTAATTTTTAATAATAAAAAAGCCTTAGCTGATTTAAAGCTAAGGCTTATTCTTGTTTGTTGTGTATAAGAAAGAATTTAGGTTTTACTGACAGCTTTAAGTGTATTAAACAATTGTACCAGTTGCATCAACCCAAGTATCACCATTCCACCAAATAGGTTTCCATGCTGCTGCAAGAGTGTTGTCAAAATATTGAACACCCACATCACTACTTGTTAAACCTGTTGGGCGTTGTGCTGTTGTTCCACGCCCTGTATACCACGCTGTTGCTACCCATGTGCCTGGCGTTCCGCCTGCAACACAAGTCCATTCTGTTACTACAGAATTTGTTGTGTTTGGGTTTGTACGCATCACTTTATCGCCAGCCGAGAATGTGCCAGTTGTAGGTATAGCCGCAGCACGAATCATTTTACGAACAATGTTTGTACTTGATGCTTGTAATATATCACCATGACTAATTTCACCTGTTGCAGCATCAAGACGGATACTCTCTGTTGATGTACCATCACCCTTATAAAGCGTTAAACGTCTTGTACCAGTCGTATTTGTATTTAAAAACATACGGAAACTTGTATTCGAGCTTCCGCTGATTAGTTCGGGATCGTAGTCTAAATTTGTACTTGCTGTTAAGTATGTTGATTTGAATTTAGCACCACCGAAACGCAAATCTCCTGTAGTTTGTGATGATTCAGTGCGAGTATCTAATACCGTACCAACTTTGCTTAAATCTTGAACGTTGACTGTAGTTGTTGTTGCGTATGTTGTGTTCATACGCTGTGTGTTTGTACCAAGCGATGTTATATTAAACCCAATTGGTGCGTTTTCCATGTGTGTGCCAATAAACACGTTATTTCCTGTGTCTACATAGATATGACAGTCTGTATTTTCTTCAAAGTCTGTTCCAATAATTAAGTTTCCTGAGCTTGATGTTGTGAACTCAGCACCTCGATACGACCCCCCTGCTTTACCTCCGAAAATCTGATTAGCGTTCGCCCCACGTACAAACTTAAATGCCGCCCCACCAGTACCCGATGCAAAAGCACGTGGAATATTTAACTTATTGAAATAGCATTGTTTTGAAGTATCTGAATCGAATAGAAATGCACCGCCATCCGCTGATGCACAATTTGCAGCGCACTGATCAACAAATGAATATGATGTGTTATATAACCATAATGCAGATGGGGCAAAACTTAATGCGTTGAAATAAATACCAACAGGATTAAAACCGTATGTTGTAGACGATGGTGTTTTTGGTTCAGCAACCGACGTTGCGCTTGCAGTCAATCGAATCTCAGTGCCAAGCCCCAAGACATCAATACCACCACAACCAACCCAACGCTGACCGCCATAGTATTTAAGCGGCTTATTGATAAGATATGTATTTTGTGCAGTTTGATTAAATAATACATCTCCACCTTTTCCTACAAAATCTATTGCGGCTTGACATGCAGCCCAATCTATCGAATCAGATAAACCTGTAATGTGTGGATAATCGATTTGCATTGCAGCCAAAGTAGGATAATAAATTTTACTCCCTACAACAGTCCACTCGTTAACAGTATGATTTGTTCCATCACCAATGGCTCCAAAATCTTTAACAGACACTTGCTCTGCATTTTTTTCAGCTTGAGTTCGATTTCTATAGTAAATTGAATCTGATGTATTAACCGCCAACACCCACTCATTATCAGCCAAATCATATTTAAAAGTTGCCACATCTTTTACATAAACTGTTCTACCATCCCATTTTGTTAAATTATCAAGATCTGATAGTTGATCTACAGTTGTTATTGCCAAAGCACTTACAGCGCCATTTGCAATAGCTTCATCTAACATTGCGTCGACGTTTGACTTTAAGTTTAGAATATTACTTAAAAACTCCTCCCTAGTTTCCTCATTCAATGAATTAACATAATCGTTTAAACTCTTAACATCATTATTAACAAGCCAATTTAATACCCCAACCTCTTGCAACTTTCTCCATATATTATCTAAATCAGCGTTAATAGCTGTTGGTCTAAATGAGTTATCAAATGTTTGAAATTCTGTGGAACGTGAATTAGGTGATTCTCTCCGTATCTTTACAACTACCCCGTTTGAAGGTGGTATTGTGAAAACCACAGAATCATTATTAAAATCTAAATACCAGCTTCCAACACTAGCTTCCATATCATCTAGCAAGATGATTAAGTGATCTTGTTCTAAAACATCAAAACCTAGTGGGAAAATACTAGTAGTACCATTAGCTGTGTATTCTTTATATGGTATCTGTTCAGGAACTGCCATTTCATCACCCTAATTATTAAAGTCCAAAGTGGCTTCATGCACACCACCATTAGTTCTCCAATTAGGGCTTTCTCTATATTCTTCTTTGTTGTGTATTTTACCAATTCGCTCTGGTGAATCTGTTACAGCACGAGCAAGCGAATCAAGGTGATCATCCTCTTGATCTGCCAAAGCTGGGTTAAATCGCTGCATTTGCTTGTATTGTTTTGATGTGTTTTCGCCATCTGGCGTATCAACTACTGATACATGCACCCAGAGCATTCCTGATACCAAAGGACCTTCAAGTGCTTCTAAAATACGTTTATTCTTAGATTGTGTTGAATGTTGTTCGCTAACACCACAACGAATCTTACGTTTTTTTAAAGCGCCTTTTAATGAATCTGGCGCAAAGTTTCCAATTCCATTGGTTTCAATTGTTACTTTCGGAATATTGAATTGCTCTATTAGGTCGCAAAGCTGCCAGACTTGGCCACCGTTAATATTTCCGTCATCATCGGTTTCTACTACTGGGCCAAGCAATTCAATAGAACGGTGCCAGTATTTATTGCCAATATCATCATGAAGCACCAGCTCAACGGCTGAGGTATCTGACTTTAATTTTCCTGAGGATGGATCCCAACTACATGTCATTCCAACAATTTGGCGCTCTCCCAACATCATAATGTAACGACCATTCGCACGGCGTAATATTGGTTCCACATCATATGGGATTAATTTATCTGGGTTCAATCTCACATCCCCCACAGGTTTAGCATGTAATTGATATTGTGAATCCCATTCATTTAGCGTTCGGCATTTACGTCTACGCTTTTGCATTTCTTTAGATGTGAATCGCTCTGGCCATAGTGCTTCGCTGTATACATCAATCAGTGAATGTGATTCATCAAAACTTATGAAATATCCATTTCCTTGTTTTGTTACTTTGTAATCTTGATTCTCAACGAGTAATTTTGATTGTCGACCAATACCGCTAAAAACATAAATAGGCTTAAAATCAACAACAACATGGATAACTTGTTCAAATCTCTTTTCTTTTTCAAACATCTTAAATACAAGACATTTTGAATCTGGATTAAGCATAATTTCAGTGTATAAAGAATCATGTGTGTGTGGTGTACCCACATACAACTCTTGTCCACCCGGTATTAAAATAAAAGTTTGTTCACCTAGGCGATAACGAAGCTTTTCCCTTGCTTCAGGTGTGCCGATATTGCCCGGAACTTCCACATCATCATTTTGAATTTCATTGGCACGAGAACCAGTCACGTTCGACATAATTCCACGTGCATGTATAGAACCGTGACGCACATCATTAGAACCAGTTAACCACCACTTTTGAGTCTCACCACGTTCTTTTTTTATATTGAATAATTGGCAAAGCGGATGACGTTCTAAAACCTGTTCTGTACCACGACTGACCTTGTAAGCATCTGGATCAGTTGCACCTTGATGTAAGATCAAATGATTTGGGTTGTTATAGAGCTTCCATGCATTATAAATATCAAGAATGGTCGATTTGCCATGTCCACGTGGCATCATCAAAAGACCAAGCGAGCCATAATCTTCCAGAAAATCACAGACATCTAAATGAAAATCGGGAACTACCCAGTTGAGCGTTTCAGCATAAACAAGGTAGAACGCAGCAAAGCCTACTTTAATCATTAGCTTGGTCGCTGTTTGCGTTCCTCAAGCTTTTTGGCGACTGACTCTAAAAGCTTGGCTGCCTGCATTTCAGGTGTGATTTTTCTGTCATTCGGATCACCAACGGACAGCTCATCATCATTGAGAATGCGCTTTAATTTCTCCATGCAAGTTAGGGCTTCTTTTGCTCCCTTATAAAGCCAAACCTTATCGCCACGACCTTCTTTATCAAATAGATCTTTACCGTATGCCTCTGTCATTAAATCAACAGCATCGGTTGCCGCCATTTCTAATGATAGCTCCAACTTCTCTTTGGTATCAGGCTTTAAGTGACCGACCTTTTTCTTTTCTGTAGACATATAAAAACCCTCATATAATTTTGATATATACGAGGGTTTGTGGTGCGGTTTGTTGGGTGAGTTTAGTGATTATAAAATTTTTATAAGTTGTTAATATTAAAAGGCTTGCATATACTAATTAATCAACAATATTTATTTATGGGATAAAAATGAAAGCAATAATTTTAACAATCATGATGACTATGCCTGTGATTGGTTTTGCAGGAAACTGTGACCATAGCTGGCAAAATGATAAAAATGGAAATTCTTGTGGTGATCGTGCAGCAGATCGCCGTGATGGTGGTCGCTAAATAAGAGGGCAAAAGCCCTCTTTTTTATAAACTTTCTATTGCACTACTCTCTCAAAATCAGGCGCTTGTACATCGTCAATATCATCCCCCCACCATTGGGTGCGCCCTTGTTCTCGTTCCGCTTTTCTTAAAAGTTTTTCACGGTATCCGGGTGCAATGCTATCCTGAATCTCATCAAAAAACATTTTATTTACTGCTGCTTTTGTATACCACAAGTTTTGTGCTGGCATCTTACCTTTTGCCAATTTAAAGGCTTCATTCGCTGCATTGGTATCTTTGCCTTTATACCATTGCATAGCATTACCGACTGTCAACCCTGCCAAAGACTCAACATCCTTACCAAATGGTCCAGTCATAAAGTCACCTATACTACGCCCTGCTGGGTCTGCCCCTGCAACTACAATATCGCCAAGCACAGATAAACCACCACCTTGCACTACTGAACGCCCAAAAAACGCCGCTGTTTTTTGAGGATCATCACTATCAAACATGACTTGAGGGTCATTACCATTGGCTAACTCTTTAAGCTGTACAACCAATGCCCCCAGCATTGTTGTCATAAAAAATAATGACATGCCGTAAGAAGCCTTACCTTTTAATCCTTTTTGGGCAAATGTGCGGCTACCATGTCGCATAAGAAATGCAGTAGGGAATGATTTAAACTGTGTGATAGAACGCCACAACTCACCCACTACACTTCCTCTTTTTGTGTTGCCTAGCAGCCATGTACGCTCTCTCAAGCCTGCTTCGATAACCGCCATGCCCTGCTCATCTAAAATATGAGTCTGGAACTGTGTAGCAACTTCATCACGTATTTTTTTTGCCAAGCCTTTTTTACGACTATCCACACTATTGTTAAGTCGATCAACAACATGTTTTCTGCGTTGTTGACGCTCGTCAACTTTTGTCTGGTATTGAGAAAACTCATCATCTAAATGCATGACTTTTTTATCAAGCTCATTAAATTTCTGGTTAATAGCTTTATTAGCTTCACTATCTGTCTTGCGCATATTAGCTCGCATTTCAGTTATACGACGTTCCGCGCTTCCTAGTCTGCGACCAATATTCTCACCATTTTGATAATCTCTACGAGTATTTCGCTCTAAGGAATTATCAATTTTTTGATCTGTCTTTTGCTTGATCTTTGTTTGCGTTGTTGCTTTCTTTATTTCAAACTCTGTTTTCAAACGATCTTGTTTTAATGAGATAATCTCTTTTAAAGAATTTAATGCATCAACCTGTTTTGCAGCAATTACATCTCTACGGCTTGCATAACGATTTAAGCGTTCAGATAATTTATCTTCATAAATTGAAAGTTTTTCTTTAGATAACTTTGTTTTACCATCAAGTAATTCAGTAAAATCTTTGAACTTGTTTTGAATATCCTTTTCAAAAGTTTTGATTTTTTCATTAAGATTTTTAGTCTGAGCTGCAACTTTGTTGTCCAATGCCTCAAGATTGCGACCTAGCTTTTCTGCATTCGCAGCAATATTATCAATCGTTCGCCCTTGAGTAATATCGTCAATAAAACTTTTTAAATCATCCTTGCTATTCATATTGCGGATATGGGTATTCATGTCGGCTTGTGCTGCTGCATATTCTTTTTGTGCATCAATTAAATCGATACGATCTTGTAATGCTTGCTTTTCAGCCTGTGCTTTGCTGTCTTTGCGGTTAGCATAATCTAAAAGACGTTGCGATAATTGCCGTTTAATATCGTCAGTACGTTGTGCTTTATTAGCAATGCGCTGATCATCTATAAGATTGGCATCATTTAAATTTTTAATCTGGCTTTGAATATCATTCATCAATGCTTTGGTGTCAGCATCCATTGCAGCAAGCAATTTGTCATCTGGAATCGCATAGATAGAGTTAGCCGACATTAATTGATTTCCTTTACGGTCAACTACAGGCTCAGCAAGTCGCATTACTTCCCATGCACGCTCGTTTATGCCTGTACCCTCCATTAACTCTTTGTCATGTGCATCTAAATCTTTCCACGCTTTAGTACGTGTCATTTCACCATACTTGGACATGAGGATTTTAGAGAATCCTGTTTTTGAAGCTGCTGTTAGTGCATTGAGTCCAGATACACGCATAACCTGAGCTGCAATACTATTTGAGACTCGCGCATATTTCTCAGACTTACCATGTACTGAAGTAAGACCATCATCTGCCCAGCGATTAATAGAGCCTAACATTTCCTCAGTAGCCAATCCCAAACTACGTGCTAAATCACGATCAGCACGATTTTTTGGATTTAACTGGGTGATTATTTCACCAAATATTTTCCAGTAAGAAATACCATGCATTGATGCGGTTCTGGCAATCATGGCTTGATCGGTAGCAGTTGTAATTGTTGTTCCACCTAACATCGAACCTACATTCATAGAGCGATAAGCCAAGCCAAGATTAGCTAAAACTTCAGATTGTGGTGTATTCCCACCCACTAACTCATCAAACATAATTTGAGAACGAACAATACTAGAATCTGTATCTTTTTTTGGTATTCCTTTTTCCCAGTCTTTTTTCTTCGCCGCATCCATGAGAATTTTCATAGCCATTTTTGGATTACTGCCAAGTGATTCCACTAATGCTATATCCCTAGACATGGTTGCTATGTGTGCTTCAATCAAATCAACAAATTGAGCACCGCCATATTTGCTTTGATATTCCATCCACGCATCTGCATCTTTGAAATGCAAAACACGGCTTTCACTATGCTTATTAGTGACTTTAGATGTGCCTTGGTGTGATGATTTACCCACTTCCGTCTTGTTTGCGCCATCACTCACAATTGAGTCGAATGAATACTCCAATAATTCTTTAAGTTGTGCATCTGTATACAGCGAACCATCTTCATTGACATATTTATTACGATCAATGGTTTGTGTTGCATCATTTACCCATTGCTGTTTGCCTGCCACAGCTAACTTTTCAGCATTGTGTGATTGTGGAATGCCCCAATCATCAAGCTTTCCGATATCGCCGCCATTTCTATTGAATCGGTCACGCATTTTTTCAAAAACATCACCCATCTTATCCGAGATTTGTTTGGCTAATGCTTCACCTGAACTCTTGCCGAATCGCTCTTGAACGATATTTCTAACAAGATTTTGATCTACAAAAACACCTAGTCCGCCCTTAATATTGGTAAGGAAATCAGTGAGTTCACCCCGATAAATATTCGCAATTGACTTTGCTTTGGTTGCAATTGACTGCACGCCCGACATGTCACCATGCGCTGCAATCATTCGATCAACAACTTCACTTGCTGGTAAAGTTGGGTGGTCTAGTTTTGCTATATTTCTACTTTGTATAGTCACGTCATTTACAAGAATCTGTTTCTTCCGCTGCAATTGAGCCTGTATATCCAAAGCCACTTGTGCGGCAGCTTCTTTTAATTTTTCTGAATCACTCAGGTTGTGCCAGCGTTGGCGGTCTTTACGTGCAATATTCTTTTTAGCTTCAATCACACGTTGTTCAATGTTCTTGATCTCTTGTTGGTTAAGCGTTGATTTACCCAAGGCTTGTGCTACAGCTTGAACGCATTGCTGTTTCATTGGTTATTCTCCAAACTGTAAAGCGCAACTAATCGCTGCTTGTGTTGCTGTGTTATCTAGCTCTGCCTGCTTTGCATCCATTTCCAATTCAGATACAAGTTGATGCAAAGGTATCTCTGTTTCCACTTCCACACCCTCATCACTAATACGTTTCACAGAAACCATCTGGTTAGGGTTTTCATTCAGAATATTCATAAACGCAATATCTTCTGGTGTGTCGCCAAATAAATTGCCAACACGCTGTTCAAATACGGCACGTTCTGCCCCTAGCATATTGTCCATCACTTGTCGGATTTCAGGCGATAGTTGCGCGTTCGGGGTAGACTTGAGCAAACCTTGCAGCGACTTATACGCTTCAATCAACCAGTTTTTAAAACGGTCAAACACGCCTTGCAATTCTGGTACTGGCGCTTTACCAGTAGCCAAATACTGCTCAAACGTTTCTGCAAACTGTTCATGCAATGTCGTCTTTTGTTCTGGGGTTAAGTCCTTAAACTGCTTATCAGACAATCCAGCCCATGCCATGACTACATCCATATCTCGGGCGATGTGCGGCGGCAACTGGCCCGACTCCTTAAGCTGCATGTGCATCTCTAAAAAGTGATGCCCTAGCTCATGCATAAAGGTACTAGCATCCGCATCTCTGCTTAGGGTAATGATGGAGCCATCACCAGCATGGGTAAATTCAATATGGCCGCGCGTGCCCTGCTCTCCCAGTCTTTTCTTTTGGTTGTAATAATCTAAGCCTAAATCTCGCAATGTATTGTCGATAAATACATCGTATTCATTGCCTAGCGCTTTGGCTTGAGCAATGATGCCATCTTTGGTTTTCTGCTTATTCACTCCCTCAGCTTCTGCACTTTTAATTTTGCTTAAGCTGTTATCAATCAGATTGAACTTAGCATCATCAGTGGCATTGCTGAATCTGGCAATTTTCTTTTCAGCCATACTTTTAGCAACGCTTGATTCATTTTTGTCAGCAATAACCTTTCTCAACGGATCAAGATATAAAGCATCAAAAGCATCATTGAGTAATTTCGGATTGTTTTTAATGTCGGCATTAAATTCAAGCGCCTGAACATCACTCAGTAGAGGTAATGCTGCATCAGGTATAGATGCAGTATTTTGGTGTATGGTTGGCTCTATATTTTTTGACTTCAAAAAAAGTTCAGCCATAGATACGTTATTTTTTAAATCTTGCTTACTGCCTAAAACGTCCTTTTGTGTAATAGGTGTATCAAACAAGCCTTGTCCTACTTGCTCATTTAATTGGTTCAATCTGGCGGCTAGTGACTGTTTGGCGTTATTCACAGGACTATCTTTAGGCGAATATCCCCACTCATGAATAGAGTTCCCATCGGTATATAAATCACTTGCCTTAACTTTTTGCTCAATGATTTTAAAGTCACCATTGAAACGAGCGTTACCGTGTTCAGTAGCATACTCTCTGGTTGTCGTTACCCAATCACCAAAATTAATCTCGGTTTGCTCTAGGCCATTCGGTACTGCGCGATAAATGGTCACTTCCGCCTCAGGATTTTTGGCCATGTCGCGCATGACTTTAGCGGCCTTCTTATCATAAGCAAAACCATCACCATATATCTGAGTAAAGTTCCTACTGTTTAATTCAGGATAGGCATCTAAAAGATTTGCCCCTGAAAAACCATCATCAATGCTTGGGGCTGAATGCGAATCTCTGTATTTATGTATCTTGCGTAATTCAACTTCTTGGGCAAAAGGCGAATTATTTTTAGCGTTTAACGCCTGTCCAAACACTTCCCCACCCAAGCCATGCTCATTAATCCGTATCGGGAAGCGTTTAAACAACTCCTCCGCACTGATACCCATTTCCTTAGCCGTGGCATGGTAAACAGAGGCCGCAATCTTGGCCGCGTCCTGAATATATTGCTGGCCTAAATTGGTGGTCTTGGTCAGCAAGTCTACAATGGTGTCTTGTACCGACTTGACCTGTGCCAATTCCTCGCCAAACAAGCTACCCTGTCTCGGATCACCCTTAGCATCTACTTCATCAATTTTTGATTTAATCACATCATTAATTGCTTTAGAACTACGGCTATTCTGGTCAAAGACTTGTAAAAACTCTTTTGCCCCAGGTGATAAACCATCATCAATCAACTGCCCTTGACCAAGATAATCATCTACACGCAAACCATTTGCCTTTAAGTCGCTAAGTTTTTGTGCTGCGGCTGCTAAATCCTTTGCAATGGTATTGGCATAACGCCCACCTTGCTTGACCAGATCAGCCAATTGCGCCAATTGTGGGGCAGAACGAAGTAAGGCGTTTAAAACAGTCTTACTGTCATCACCAAGATTTTCAGACAGTCGAGTGACTAGCGTGGAATCACCATAGGCTTGCTGTGTCAATGCGGATTCTATACGGCGTTTACCATCTTGAGATAAACGACCATCCGCCGTAATCAATGATGCACGCTCAGATTGCGGTATTTGGTCCATAAAAGCACGAACAAAATCCATGCTCCCATCGAGGTTGATATTTCCATCAGAATTAAGGCGCAATAGGCTGGCATCTGGTAAACGATCAACATCGGTTTTTGCACGTTCAGAAGCGCTGAATTGCGCCACATCGCTTTCATTTGCAAGCCTTGAGAACTCTACACGGTCAACATCACTTAAACGGGTACGGACCAAAACAGGGTTATTGATTCCTGAAATATCCCACCCTCGAGCCGCCGCAAAATTATTGACCATCTGGAAATAAGGATCAGCCTTGCCATTTTCTGCCGCCTGACGGATTGCCATCATGCGTCCATTGCCCGATTCAATCACACCGTCCAGCCCAGCAATCGGCGCACCATCAGAAATTTTAGCCGATTCGCCCAGTAACTCAGGTTTCAGGTCATCCGCCATGCGTTCAATCTGCTGGCGTGATGCTTCTCTGGTTCTATCACGAGGCTGTAATTCTGCTGGATAATGCGGATTGACCCCATAAAGCTGATCATTGGATACGATCAAATCATCCATAGAGCGAATTTCATAGTTCAGGTCATAACTTGAACCATCCATGCCATAGGCTGTAGTCGTATTTTCCCCACCATAACGATTACTGAGCGTATTCCATTTCTTACGCCATTTATCAATCGCCTGCTCAACTGTCAGCCCTTTCATACCATTGTTATTGACAATATCAGCTGCATTTTTCTTATCATACTGACTTACCACATCAATAAGCTTGGCGTTTGGATCCGCTTTTAAAACATGAACCGCACCCGATGGGCCTAGCAAATGACCTAGATATTGCTCATGTGCAACTGGTGAACGTCCAATATTCTTTGCAATGTAGTTATTCGCCTGTTTGATATGTTTTAAGCCAATTCGGATTTGTTCATCAGCATTAAGTCTGTCTCCACCTCCCAAGTTCTTCCAGGTCTTATCCAATACCTGAAACAACCCATGTGCTGTTGATTCTGGATTTTTTGCGGTATGACTAAACTGCCCACCTGTTTCAATATGAGAAATGGTTAATGCAACACTTGGATCAATACCATCTTTACTTGCTTGATTTGCAATTAACTTGGCGTTGCTTGGCAATGCACTTGCTTCATAATTAATTTTATTGTTTTTTGGCGAACCCTGTACTTGATGCGGCACACTCACAGGCTGACCAGTTCTAATCTGTTCCGCAGCTACATCCAAATTCTGATAGTGCTGATTTTGCTGTATTGGGTCAGACGTGTGAACTGGTGTTAAGGTACTTTCAAAGTCAATTTCATTTCTTACCAAAGCTTCATTAATCACATCACTTCTAGCATCTGGATTCTCTGAAACTCGTGTAATTTCTGCTTCAACTTCTTGAGATAGCCTTGCATTACGATGTGCAACACCTCTAGCCGCACCAAATAACAATGTATTTAAAACCAAGTCGGTGAGAACGGTTTCTTTGGTTACTTCAAATTGAGCTGCTTGCTTATCATAGCCTGCATCTTTTAGCAATTCGCTACTTGTGAATTGCATTCCTGTTAGCAGCCCTGTAGCACCGCCAATGGAAAGCACACCATCCTTTACGACACCACCAGCACCTCTAAAACCATAACTCAGAGGCAAGGCTGTGGCTGCTGCATCGCCAACGGCATTAACTCCTGCAACCTGTAAAGCGGTATAGCTATCAACATCTTTACGGCGTAAATTATTGTATTGGTAATGTCCAGTTGTTCCACCTGTTAGAGTTGCAGCGCCAGCAACTCCACCAATCATGCCACCCACTGCACCACGCCAGATATAATCACCTAAGCCAACACCAATATTCCCGATTAAACCCGTATTTTCTCTATCCTCTAATGCTTCAATAGATTTAAATACCAAATCGTCACGCTGCTTAACGGCATTTGCACGATAATCGTTAAATGATGGTAAATCATCGCCTTTCGCATAATCTACAGCATAGCTGACCGCATCACCTGCAAAATCCAAAGGCTTGGCCAACATATCAGCCGTTTTAATAAATGCAATCCCTGTACCACGAATGGGAGAATCGGCGGCATTATCAAACAATCCAGCTTCTTTTTGCTGTTGTATCGGCTTGCCCGTGATGCCTTTATTTTGCAGTTCTTCTATTGACTGTTGCTCATCATCTGAAAAAGTATCTAACCAACTCATTACTTAGTTACTCCATTCATTTTGATACGCCACACAGCATTTTTTATGATCAAAGGCTGACCACGTTCGTTGATAAGGTCATACTGAATATCACCTGTTGCTGTTGGCTTACCTTGTTTCAGACGCAACCCTTCCAGATCAGCAACATCAATGCCTGTCTGTTTTGAGATAGTTGCATATCCCTTATTTAAGCGACCTTCAAAAACATCATCGGTCATGCCATATGGCTTGGTAACTTTCCAGTCTTGATATTTTGCACCTAAGTAGTTTTTGAATTTTCCGCTTTGATCATAGATACCACCAGTCGTCATACCTAAGGCTGTTTTTGCAATATCAGAATTAGGCATTTCATCTGATTTCGCATGACTCATGCCGCGAGTTACCATGGTATCTGCATACACAGCTTTAAAGACTTCATATGCATCATTTGCCGTTGTGCCTGTGATTGTTTGACCAACATATGAATTAAAAGCGGCTCTCATGCTCGCATCTTTGGGCATAGTGAGTTGTTTGTTTTTCAGTAATTGAGTGCCTGAAATAATAGAAGTTGCTAAATCTCGACCCTCAGTAGACTTAAAATTATTTAATCGTGCTGTACCAGCCGCAACATAATTAAGTGAACCACCACCCAATTGTTTTAGAGTCTCTTGCCAAAGCTGCTTACCGCCAGCAATACCCTTTGTTTGACCAATCATGTTGCCAATAAAATTAAGCTTTTGGTCAGCACTTGATTTATCAAAAGTATCTATAGCTTGTGGCAAAACATCACTGGAAATTGGCTTAATAGATACATTTGCATCCTTAGCTTTCATTGCGAGTTGATAAGTTCCAATCTCAATAACATTCTTAGCAAATCCCTGTGGATTCATTTTCATTTCGATTGGGTTTAATTCAGGTAGTTGAATGCCTGCTTCAGCTAGTAATTGATTAGGATTATCTTTAGCAGCTTGTAATTTTTGATTGTAAGTATTTTGGTAAACACCCATGACTTTTTGCTCACGCACAGCATTTGCCGTGGTGGAATTTTTCATATTCGCTTTTTGAGCATTCAGTTTTTTTAACATTTCAGTCGTGCTTAACTTTGAGAATTGCTGAAAATTCTTAGACTGGCCCATATAAAACTCAAAATCCTCCTGGTTTGGTGTGCCTTGCACCGCAGTCCTAACATTCTCAATATAGCTAGAATCCAAGTCACGACCAGTTAAAACGGATTGTTGAAATTCACTAAAAACCTTGTTTGACTCACTTACACGCTTGTTTTCAACGATCTGCTGACGTTGTTGCAGTGTATGTATTTTGCTTGAAATAGAAGCCTGATAATCTTGTACTTGACCACCATTAAGATATGGGTACTTACCTTCGCTTAATTCCGTTGAAAGCTTAGATAAATCCTCTGTATTTGAAGCATTGATAGCAGTAACAATACGCCCATCAATATCAATTTTATTCGACTCAGTTTTTAATTTTTGGCGGTAATTTGCCTTATCTGCTTCCGACACTGGTGCATTGTCTAAATATGAATTGAAATATGCTTCACGTTTATCAGTCGGCAAACGAGTTGCAATACTAAATGCACGATCTAATAGGGTTGCGCCCTTTTGCTCATCTGCTTTGAGTTGTAAAGGTAAGAATCCTGCACCTTGACGACCTACGGCGCTATCAATTTGAGCTTTATATTGATGCTGTACATGCATAGGCAAACTAGCCGAAAGCTCTTTATATTGCTCATCTGTCCAAGTTTTTAATTCTTGATTTGCTTGCTCAGTGGTTTTAACGCCGTTTGCAACATCATTACGTAGTAAAGTAGTTTGCTCACTAAATTTAGATGATAAGAAATCATCAACTTTAAGTTGCCCTTCTTTTTCAGCCAAATCATTGTTGTACAGCTCTAATCGTTTTGCTTGAACCTCTTTGTCAATCTGCTGTTGATTAATCTGATCAGCAATTTGACCAACATTGTTAAGTGTATTTGCGATCATTTGACCGCTTTGGTCTTTAGGCATCTGGATACGCTGAACCTGTGGCATAGCATTACCAAAATTACCCA